CTATTTGCACACCACCAAGTATTACAGAAACATCTTGCTTATAAGCAAATCCATTAACAGGAGTAATTGTAACATTATATTCTGGTTGAAAGTATGGTAATATTTGTTCAACAATTTGTAATCCATCATCTTGATTCTTTACCATAATATATAATGACATACCAATATCATATGAGGTATGATGTTTTATTGTTTTCTTTTTACCAACATCAGAGGCATGTGTCTCAACAATCTTATTCATCTTATTAAGCTTTTGAGTAGTATCTAAAGAAAGACCTGTAATCTCAAAAGCCATTCTTGGTAATTTAATAGCCATGCCAGCATCAAAACCAGTCTCTTGATCTAATCTTGCTAAGAATTTTTGTTTAGGTCCATAAGCCAAAGGAACTCTTACCTGATTTAAAACACTTCCATCAGTTGCTTTTCGTATGACTTTTAAATTATTAAACAGTGTACCAAATACGGCCACTGATTTACGCATTGTTGCGTGATAGAAATGATCTCCAAACATTAGTATGTCTCCGATGGATCACCAAATGGATTTGATTCTGAAAAATCAATAAATCCATCAGCATCTATTTCAAAATCTACATTTTGAGCAGCCCCATCTGTCGCCCAGGCCTGATCTGTGGTATCTGTTAAATCGCTATATATTATAGCAATTGTACCTGTATAACTGGTTGTTCGACCTGTAATTGTACCATTAACACTAAAATCTTTTGCTACTGTTGTACCAGAAGCTCCAATATGACCTACCCATATTTTCGAAAGTATATCTGATGTTTTCGTTCTTTGTAGTACTTCACCAAATACTTTAACTGCTGGAGTATCACCATCTGCTGCAGTTAATGTTTGTTCAACAATTTCTCCTACCTCAAAATGATTACCTCCTGTAATGGTAATATCCATCGCAAGCTGATATGCTGATTGAGAAGATTTATCATCAACTTCAACAATACCTGTATCAAAGTCCTCATCATTATATTCAAAGAGACTACATTGCATGCGATATACTGGAAGATTTGAGAGTTGATAAAATGGTTGATCATCTTCAACATAAGATATTTCAAAGAATGAATTTGTCATTGGTAAGAAGATTAGATCACCTTCTTGTGGTCTTGGATCAATTACATTATCTGAAAAGATACCTACTCTTGTTTCCCATCTTCTTCGTGAAACAATAAATGTACATTCATCTCGTATTTCTAATCCAAACTTAGAATATAAATCACCCGAGCCTTCAAAGCCTTCGGTGTTTTCAATATACATTTCTAAGAGATATGCATCATCGAACTTTGATGCTGGATCTTCGTTTAAGATATCATCACGATTAACCAGAGTACGAGGAATATAATAGACATCCTGTCCATATATTTTTAATGATTCGATTATCAGGTCTTCGTAAAGATTCTGTTCAGATTTTACGGCCTGAGAAAAATATACATTTCTCGGCATGTTTTATCCTGTCATGAAGTCGACTGGTTTTTCCCAATTCAATCGTGCTTCTTCTACTAATTGCTCAAGTTCCTGTACGGCATCATCATATAATTGACGTCCGTTAAATGTGACTCCACCTGGCATGACCATACCTTCAAACTTAATTAAATTCTGACCCCATTGCTTTTTGATTAATGCAGTTGCATATCTTTTTAAGAAGTAATCATTATATACATCTGTATAAGTGTCTGGATCGATAATACGATAACATTCAATGATAAGATTATCGCCAACTTCTACCTCATCTGACCAATCCATAAAAATTGTTAAACGATTTTGATGTCTTTCAAAGTTAACATGTTTTTCATCTGAGTCAACAACCATATCTAAAAGAGATAACCATTGTTGTGCCATTACATATTCTGTAAGACTTCCCATAAAGCCAAGAGCGTATATATCATTTAAATGTATTTGATATCGAATATCAAACATGTCTGTTGATGATACTGTTTCTCTTAAAGGAAGAACTCTTACAACATCTGTAACTAAATCATTAATGGGTATATAACCATTTGTAATATCGTCTGCAGTGACTGTATGTTTAAGATACACTTTTTCGATTGCATCATCATGATATGTTTGATAGAATTGTAAAGCTTCGTCTATTCTATCACTGACTTGATCTTCGTCAACATTTATTTCGATCACAGGTTCGCCCAATGATCTTAAGCAATAATCGATAAGTGTTTGTCTGCTGTTAGGTTTTGCCATATTAAATTCCTATTATATTCTATTTATAATAGTTTACACTTCAATTTTAAGGATTTTCTAGAGTTTCAATTCTTGTTTTTAAATCTTGTATTACTACATCTTGCTCTTTAATTGCATTAACTAATAATGCTACAACTGAACCATAATCCATTGAATAAGCGGTGTTCCAATTTTCTGTTCCATCATCTTCACTAGCATGATATTGAACAGCTTCTGGTATAATATCTTCTACTTCTTGAGCAATAAATCCAAGTTTATACCCATTCTTTGAAACATGTTCTTGAACTTCTTCTACTCTATTAACAGTTTGAAATCTTTTTCCTGTTAATTGTTTTACTTTTGATAATGCATCATCAATTGTTGTAATATTTCTTTTTCTTCTTCTATCAGATCCAGTGGCATACCCACCATCAGACCTTACAACAACTGAAAAGTCTGTACCTGATGTACCTGGATATACTGCTGAAGTAGAGTTTGTTCCATGAAATCTAAACTCGCTTTGGTTTGTACCAGCATCTGATGAGTTTAATACAGATATACCTGGAAAATTTTCCCATACTCTATCAATTGCAATTCCTTGATATCGGAATAAAGTTGATTTTGCATGCTGTCCACCACCAGCAATACCCGTTCCAGCCTTACCAATAATTTGAACAGCTAAATCATTACTATCAGCTCCATTTCTAACATGAAAGTCTATTGAACCTTCTTCTGAATTATTTGCACCGTCCAATGCAGTCGAACCAATACCAGCATAGAAATTATCTTGAGCACTTGCAGTATCTCCACCTAAAAACTGAAGCATACCTAGTTTATATCCACTACCAACATATCCATAAGTGTTTAAAGTTAGTTTAAGTTCATAATCAGAAGGCTGATTTACATTCGGTCTGGTTTTTGAAATTTCGTAATAGGAAACAGGATTCTCTGTGTTTGGGCCATATCCAAAATTACCACTTCCGTCAATATGCCAAATTGAATCTCCTAAATTTCCATGACCAATAGCCAAAGTATCAGTACCACAACCATAAGGATTGATTGCAAGAGTAAAACCATTTGAAAAACTCGGTACGGTATCAGCTAAAAATTCACTAGCAGTAGCACCATTCAGAAAAGCAATTCCAGCTTCAGCAACATTTGGGTTTGCAATTCTTAATTGCTCCCAACTAGAGTCTGTACTTATGATACCCATTCTTCCACCTTCTATTTGTAGAGAACTTTGTGGACTGCTCGTTCCAATACCCACGTTGCCGTTTACTAACGCCATAGTATTTAATGCCGTACCGTCTACACGGTTTCTAAAAAAGAATCCAGAAGTTGCAGTATCCCATTTATGATCAAAGTAAAGATTACCGTCACTATTGCCGTATCGAATCTTTGCGCCAGCTATACCAGTTGGTCCAGCATCATCAATAAAGAAAATTTCAGGGTCTCCACTACTAACTGCATTTAACCAGAGATCGCCATCTTTAATCTCTAACTTAGCGCCTGGATCACTTGTTCCGATACCAACGTTGCCTGTTGTATGTGCAATTGCAAATTTAGAGGTTGAGCCTTCAGCAATATTAAAAAATGAATTAGTAAAAGTTGTACCATCACCTACCCAAATATTCCAACTAAAGTTATTTGTTCTATTGAGATGTATTCTTGGTTCGGCAGCATAAATCTCAAGGGGTCCTACAGGATTAGTCGTTCCAATTCCAATATTTCCATCTGGATTTATGAACAATGCATCAATATTTGTTCCACTTGCATTTTTTGGTCTAATATTATATCCAGTATTTGTTGTTTGAGCGTTGATATATAATTGTGCTGCACCATCACCACCATCAGTTACAGTAAAGTCATATACAGCACTTCCATTTCTTTCCAATCTCATAATTTGAGCAGTAGTTCCAGAGTCAACATGTAATCTTGCTGCTGGAGTACTACTCATACCAATACCAACTCTTCCACTTCCACCAGCTGGAGCTAAAAGAAGGCTTTTTATATCTGTTCCAGGTTTTACTGGATGAATGTACCCATGTCCATCGCTGGTAATACCAAATTGTATTTTAGCATCAGTGTTTACCCCAGTACCATCTGTGATTGAGAATATACCAGTATTATCACTAGGTGAATCAGCACTAGCTGTAACTGTTAATTTTCTTTGAGGCGTATCAGTTCCAATTCCAACATTGCCTGATGAGTCTATTCTCATGCGTTCTGTATCAGCAGTTTGGAAAGTAAGTGGGTTACTTGCGCTTACTCCTATATGAGCAAATTCACTAGCACTTCCACCATTTATTTGAATACCTACACCATTACCCCTAGCATCTTCAAAAAATCCTGTACCTAATACATGGAGTTTATCTCCGTCACTTGCTTGACCAATTCCAACGTTGCCTGAACTATCAATACGCATTTTTTCTGTATTATTGGTAGTAAAAGCGAATGGATGATTAGTTTGTGTTCCTAAATAACCAACACCGCCACCTATATAGTAATGTGCTTTTTGTGAGTTATCGCTTGATGATGTGTAATAAATACCACCTGTTGTAGTTGTATCGCCCTGAACTTCTAATATTTTATAATTAGAAATAGAACTTGGCGAAGTTGTTCCAACACCAACGTTGCCTGCATTAGTAATTCTTACTCTTTCATTTGCTCCATCATCAGATGAAAAAATTAAATCGCCTCCACCTTTTATTTCGTAAGTGTTATTACCAGCATGAACTAGCTTTATTTCAGCTTCAT